GATACGCTGCGCCAAGCCATTGAGGCAGCCGAGAACAGCAACCATGCTGGAGAACTGTTCGTGCTGGCAGCAGTTGCGAAAGCTCAATCCCAAGTTGTCGCTCGCAAACCTGAATTTGAGAAAGCCTTGGATGATCTGGCGCAGCTCTGCGCTGGCGCGATCCAGCTAATCGAGAGCGCCGAGAGGGATACTAACTGGGGTCAACCCACGTTCGGGCCTTCCTACAGTGAAGATCAGCAGGAGCGTCTTGAGGCTTTGCATGAGCCGATAGCGGATCTGTTCATTTACCTTTCGGGCAAGCGCCGACACGCGTCGGACTGTGCAACCTCCAATGCTCCAGCTTATCTGCCGCGCCCCTGTGATTGCACCTATCGAGAGCAGGGCACATGACCGACTACCGCGACCGCTACTTGCAATCCAGGATGCAGCTTGCCGACACACGCGCTGCTCTTGGGAATGTGACCCACGCTCTACTTCTCGCCTGCAAAGCTTTGGAGAGCGAGGGCCACGATGCCAGCCACCTTAGAACAGCCGCAAAAGAGACTGAAGGATTACGCTATGAATGAGGATCTGAACCCATGAAGCGATACACTCAAGACGAGGTGCGCGACAGGCTGCACAAGGCCGCAGGATGGAAGGGAGCCTATAAACTGGCCGAACGGATCGGCGTCAGCCAATCATACCTTAGCGAGGTGATGAACGGCAGGAAAGCGGCGAACGAAACCATCCTTTCCAGCATCGGGTTAGAAACTGCAATTATCGCAAAGCGCAAAGATAAGGCTTGCAATGCAGAAAAAGCAGAGGCATAAGGAAAGGGCCTCGCAGAGGATGTTTCCACGAGGCCCCGTCAGTTTCCAGCGCCTGTATAGGCGTTCTGCCGGGATAACGCAAGCCCGGTTTGAATTGGCGTTTGACCGCGAACATCCCGAAAAGACTGCCTTGGTTTTAGGATGTGCGCCGACAGTTGCGGCAAAATCCCGATCCACAAAGAGCATCATCCTCTCTCAAGGGATGGATATCGTGGGAGTCTCACCCGCTCCCGTCCTAAGCCTCGCTGATGGGCCGGATGATATCTTGCACCTTATGTCACGTAACTGGCGACCACGGCCTGCGGGTGCTCCGCAAAAGGTGGGGACCCCGGCTGGCCTCCGTTATCGGGCGTGCAAGGTAAACACGATAGAGTGTCAGTGGGGACTAGCCGCTTCACCCGTAACAGGGTGACCCCAGCGGGTGACGGTCTATTGCCGAAAGGAATTAGCATGAGCAACACAAAGATATGGGACGCCTTAAGCAAGACAGATCCCGCACACACAAAGACGTTTCGACGCGCTGGCGGATTTAGTGGCACTGCCCTGAAACCGATGTGGATGGTCAAGCGACTGACGGAACAGTTTGGCCCGGTGGGTAGCGGCTGGGGCATGAAAAAGCCTAGCTTTCAGGTTGTGCCTGCCGCCGATGGTGAAACACTGGTTTACTGCACAGTCTGCTGCTGGGTTTTCGATGGCACACGCAACGGAGAGTTTTACGGCGTGGGCGGAGATAAGGTCGTAGCCAAAAACAAGAATGGCCTTTTCTCAGACGATGAGGCTTTTAAAAAGGCTTTCACCGACGCGGTTGGCAATGCCTTCAAGTTCCTTGGCGTTGGCGCTGATATTCACATGGGCCAGTTTGACGATAGCAAGTATGTCGAACAGGTCGCGGAAGAGTTCGCCAATGAAGGTTATGCCTTTCCCGATGGTCCCGCAAAGAACATTACTGACCTGAAGGGCCGCGCACGCTTGCTGTGGCGCGAGATTGAAGGCTGCGGCGATGCAAGCGAATTGGAACCATTACTGGAGACAGACGAGGTCAAGCCTCTGCTCGCCCAACTTGCCGCCTTGGAGAACCCTTCGCACCGCACCCTATGGGAAGGTGATGGTAAGGATAATCCCGGCGTGAGGGGCCTTATTGAGCGCAAGAAAAAGCTTTTCGACATGAACGCCATTAGCGGCGGTAAGTATCAGGAGAACGATAATGCTTAGAACATTCGCAGCGGGCCGCTTGGGCCAAGACGCAAAGCACACCACTACGCAGGGCGGCACGGATATTTGCCGTTTCTCGCTTGCTACCGATGTAGGCTATGGTGAGAACAAGCAGACGATCTGGCTAGACGTTTCCAAGTTTGGCAAAGGTGCTGAAGGTCTGGCCCGCATCCTCCGTAAGGGATCGGCTGTCGCTGTCACGGGCGAACTCTCGACGCGGGAATACGAGGGTAAAACGTACATCCAATGCAAAGCCGATGACGTTACGATTCTGAACACACCCGGCGACGCTCGCGGCGAGCGCAAAAAATCGTATGACAGCGGCAATCAAGGCGGCTGGGGTAATGACAGCCAGGATGACGGTTACGCGCCGTTCTAGGTTAACGGTCGGGCAGTTATAATACGGTTGCCTAGTGGAAGCTACGCGTCGGGCCGTAGCCGTTAAAAGCCCGATACACTTTCAACCAAGGAGAGCCATCATGGCAGAAGAAACGAATGAACGCCTGCGCCTTTTGATCGAACGTATCGAGCGTCTTGAAGAAGAAAAGCAGGGTATCGCTGACGACATCAAAGACGTTTACGGCGAGGCAAAGGCGGTCGGTTTCGATACAAAGATTATGCGCCAGGTTATCCGCCTGCGCAAGCTTCGCGCTGACGAACGTCGCGAGCAGGAAACCATTCTCGACACGTATATGTCCGCGCTGGGAATGCAGTAATGGCAAAGCGCGCATCAACGGCAGAGGAAAGGGCGCACATGGCCTATGTAGGCAGCTTGCCTTGTCTGTGGTGCGCGCTCTACCGTCCATCATGTGACTGCCAAGTCGGATCGCAGAGGCCGTTATAGCAGATCGAACAAGCGTGTCGCGCCCCTTTGCCCTGCGCATCACCAGATACAGCACGGCCCGCACTACAGCGTCGAGGCGCTTAATCATCAGAAATTTTATCAGGTCCACGGTATTGACCTATGGGCTGAAGCGGAAAGGCTTTGGGATGAGCGCGGATAAGTCGCCCCTGATATTCGAAACGCGTCTAGGCGGACTATTCCCTGCCAACCGTGTAGCCGAAGAAGCCATGCGTGAATTGCGCGGCAGGGTGCGTGTCGAGATTAAGGGCGGTGTAGCCAACCAGCGCCGCCGTGGCCTCTATTGGTCGGTCTGCGCGCTTGTGGTGCCTATCCTGAACGAACAGCACCGTATGACGCTATCAGAAGATGACTTGCACCAGATCACTAAGCGCAAGCTTGGCGTGGGCGAGGAATTCACCCTGCCGAGCGGTGAAACCTATTTCAAACCTGCCAGCACCAGCAATCGAGCAATGTCAGAACCGGAGCGGGCGGCATACACCGACAAGGCGCTAAACCTGTGGTCGACATGGGTTGGCATCGATGCTTTAACTCTCAAGAATGAGGTTGATCAATGATTGCCGCTCTTTACGTCCAGACGGACGGTTCATACTACGGCCTTCCTGGTGTAGATCCATGGGATGAGCAGCGCGATGCGCGAAAGTATAATGGGCCTTATCCTGTTGTGGCGCACCCTCCCTGCCAGAGGTGGGGTAAGCTTTGGGCGGGTCAGCCGCTATGGATCAAGCGAACCGGAGAGCGTAAAATAAAGGGCGACGATGGGGGATGTTTCGCTGCCGCCCTGGATGCAGGGCGCCGCTATGGTGGAGTGTTGGAACATCCTTGGGGCAGTCATGCCTGGCCTCACTTCAACCTGAACACACCCCCGCGCACTGGTGGATGGATAGCAGCAGAATTGCCCGGTTCGTATCAAGGCTGGACATGCTGCGTCGAACAGGGCCGGTATGGTCACTATGCCCGCAAGCCAACATTACTTTACGCGGTTGCATGCAAACTCCCAGACTTGGATTGGGGCAAAAGTGAGCCGCAATTTCCTGAGTGGGCAGTCGAAAAATACGGTTTGGCTAAATGCAAGCGCGCTGGCGAACTCGCCTTCAAGGGTGGCGGCAAAGATAGCTCCCCCAGGATAGGCACACCGGAGCCTTTTCGCGAACTACTTTTAACAATGGCAAGGAGTGTAAAAAATGCTTGAAGACCCGACAATTACCTACGCGCGCACGCTGAACGACATGGCATGGAACAGCAAACTCGAATCCCGTCTGGCATCACGCAAGCAAGCCCGACTTAACGGCGAAACACAGGTATCAGCCCACCGTCGCACTCTTGGGTTGAGGTATGGCAAGTGATTGAGCCTGTGAAGATCGGGCGGGCTGAACTGTATTTGGGCGACTGCCAACCTATACTAGAAGAATGGAAGCTAGAAGGGCGCACGTTTGATGCCTGCTGCACAGACCCGCCGTATGGAATAGGCATTGCTGCGAACCCCGTTCGGCAGAAGCACGAGAAGCTAGATTGGGATGACGCGCCGCCTAGCGACGATTCAATCGCTCAGTGCATCGCGATGGCCGACAAGGCGATCATCTGGGGTGGAAATTATTTTCACTTGCCGCCGACGCAGCGCATCCTCGTTTGGGATAAGATGCAGCCCGCCGACTTTAGTTTGGCGATGCTTGAAATGGCGTGGACCAACCTTTCCGGCCCCGCCAAGATGCACAGGCAATCGGTGACTTCTTACGCCAAAGATCACCCCACACAGAAGCCTGATCGCCTTATGAAATGGTGCCTCAATTTTCTACCCGACGCCCAAACCATCCTCGACCCCTTTATGGGAAGTGCCACCACAGGAGTTGCAGCGGTTCAAATGGGCCGCGATTTCATCGGAATCGAACGCGAACCAAAGTATTTTGAGATTGCTTGCCGCAGGATTGAAGACGCCCAGCGCCAAGGTGATATGTTCATAGAGGCAGCACAATGACAGCACCCGACTACCTACGCCACAAAGCCACCGTATTGCGCAAAGCCGCTGACAATCCCCGCAAGGGATATAGCGAGGAAACGCGCGATTGCATGATCTACGCAGCCACACAGCTTGAAGTGACGGCAGACGAGATCCACGCCAAGTTTAACGAGGAAGAATGATGAACGAGCAAGACATTCGGCAATCACTGAAACCGTATATGAGCAACGCCGAAATCGACCGCGCGATAAGGGACATGAAGTTCCGCGACCGACATCCTATACCACCCCGCCGCGTTGCCCCCAAGCCGCCCGAAAAGCTTATCAAGGGTTCATGGTTCGAAGAGTTTAGCGAGAAAATGCTTGCGACAGGATCTGCCAAACTACATGACCGCATAAGAGCCACTTACACGACTATACCGCATGGCCCTGAGCCGCGCGACAGGCAAAGATTATCATCCCCAAGTATTCGAACCGAGCGCCCTTGTTTCCGTTGTGGCGCGGCAAGGGAGTGCGATTGTGCCTAGATACTTCGCCAAGAAAACAACCTGCGCGATGGGACACAAGCACGACAGCAAGCGCGAGGCGGCGCGGTGCGCTGAGCTTGTGACTCTATTCCGCGCGGGCAAGATCGACAGCCTTGTGTTCCATCCTGTCCATGAGTTCGTGATAAACGGCCACGCCGTGGTAATGGCGAACGGCCACAAGATGAAATTCACACTGGACTTCGGCTACACCGAGAACGGGCAAACCGTGGTTGAGGACGTGAAAAGCAAGACCGGCTACCTATCGCGGGACGTGCCGGTCAAGATCGCGCTTCTGAAGCACCTACGCCCAGATCTGGAAGTGAGGATCGTGAAGTGATCCCTTACGATCCAGTTTTGACGGTGATAGCCAATGAAGCCCGCGTGCGCACCCCGCATGTCTTTCACCTCGTGCACGCCATGAAGGCAGGCAAGTTCCACCAGGCTGCGTTTGCGCAGTTCACAGGGCTAGAGGAGCGCCACGTCGAGCGGATGCTTGAGGCAATCGAAAAGCACGGCGTCGAGATAAAGGCAAAACGCCAGACCACGACGCGCGGCCACCGCCTGCCCGATGATTGGACATTGCCGGAAGAATGGCGAGCATGGGCGGTCAAGGAGCGCAAGTGGGAACCTTCGGTTGTGTTGGAAGAGGCCGCTAACTTTGCCGACTACTGGCATGGCGTATCGGGTGCGAAGGGCACTAAGCTGGACTGGCAGGCAACGTGGCGCAATTGGGTGCGCAACAGCCGACGTGCCACTGGCGATTATGTGCCGATCGATCAGCGCCAGACCGCAGAGGGATGGGTGGCCTATTGCGAGGCCCAGCTACAGAAGCACAAGGAAGCGAATTACCGCGAGGGCATCGAAACATGGACGGCCAAGCTGAATGCGGCGCGGGACCGTGTCGCGGCCAACGTTCTGCCATTTAGGCGAGAGGCGTAAAAATATTTTCGTTCTTGTCGTTTTCCACTTGCAGTTGCGGAATATCCGCTCTATAGAGTGGACATAGAGACAAGGAGATACGAAATGACCCGCACCGAAGCAGCAAGCAAGTTTTCCGAAGCCTACAAGGCCTATCAGATCCACAAGGGCGCAGCCCACTGCATCGAGACCGCGACTGCTTATGCTACCTCGGATGTTCTCAACATGACCCGCAACATGAGTGACGAAGACGCCGTTTATGTCATCCTGGACGAGGCCTCCATCTACTTGGAGGCCGCATGATGCGGGAAGTCACCAAGGACCAGTTTTATGCCCCCATCTATGCGGGCAATTTAGACCTAGTCCCGTCAATAGTGGGCAGCTATCCCTACACCAGCGTTTTCCGGTATCGCGCCAATTTGAACCAGCGCCCCTACGGTAAAATTGTCGATGCAGTGAAAGGCGGCGCTTTGGAAAAGGTTTACTACATCAATGACTGACTGGCGCGACCACCTGACCCCCGAAGAGGCTAAGCGCCTTGACGAAATAGAAGCGGAGAAGCTGGCTCTACGCCGTGAGCACCGCCGCATCTTTGACCGAGCCCGAAAACGTGCAGTAAGAGACTTGCAATCTAAATCAGGATAGCGCATAAAGTTTGGGCGGCAACGAAGGATGAGTTCGCGCCGCCCGATTGGTTATGCAGGTCTCTTATAGACACATCAATCGGACTTAGCAAGGGTTCGATTTGGCGTTTAGCCCCCTCATCTAAAAAAGCTGCCTTGATCGACCACGCGCGCCGAGTTTTTCCGGCAAAGTGCAATCGGTCACAACGTGTTGAGTGCCACGTGAATAGGCTCCAGGGGTTCTTTTGCCTGTAATCAAGGGATGCCTCGGGTATTTACCCCCGTACCGCCGATGCTTGAACCGAGCTAAGGCATAACTGGACTTCACGTGCCGCCCGCAAGGGTGACTAAATTCTGGACCACGCAGACAATCGGTGGAGACTTCGTTGGCCGCGACCTGAAAGGGGCAAGGCAGTCCAGTACAAACGAGGCTAAAGGTTTAGGTGATCCCGTTGCTTTCTTATGGAAGCACCTCAACGGGGGGACGGGCTGTATTTAACACACATTACCCAAGGGGATAGGAAAATGTTCAAGGCTGATTTGCAAGGAATGCAGGCGTGGGCTGAAGGGCTTATGGCAAGCCGTCCCGCAGATTTCGTGATTGGTGACGATTACCTGCGGCGTTGGTGGGTTATTCCCCGCAACGAGTTCAGCAACGTATATCTGCACGACATTCGCGCCAGCGACGACGACCGCGCCTTTCACGATCACCCATGGCCGAACACATCGCTTCTGCTAACCGGAAGTTACATTGAACATACTCCGGAGGGTGTATTCACTCGTCAGGCTGGTGACGTTATTCAACGCGAAGCTCATGCCCTGCATAGACTGGAAGTGATACCGGGGCAGCGCGTGATAAGCCTATTTATGACGGGGCCTGCCGAACGCGAGTGGGGTTTTTCCTGTGGCCATGGATGGGTCCACTGGCAGGATTTCGTCAATGAACGCGACACAGGGCAGATTGGTCGCGGCTGTGGTGAGCATGACAATCTTTCGCCGGTTAGCATAATCGGAACGGCGGAACGTGCCTAAACAACCCATTTTACCCAAGGAGATAGGAATGGACGCGCGAAGGGTTAGGTGGTTTAGTGACGGAGCCGCCAGTGCGGTTGCCACGAAATTAGACATCCAAAAGTACGGGGTTGAGGCAGGCCCTGTAGTTATTTGCGACACTGGGGCGGAGGACGAAGATAACTATCGTTTCCGCGCCGAATGCGAAGCCTGGTTCGGCTGCTCAATCACCGTCATCAAGTCGGAAGAATATGAAAGCGTTTTTGACGTTTGGCAGAAGCGTCGGTTCATGTCCGGGCAGAATGGCGCTCCATGCACCAAGGCCATGAAGTTTGTGCCCCGTCTCAATTTTGAAGAATACGGCGACATACATATTTTCGGCTATACGGCTGATCTGAACGATGTGAAGCGGGCAGATCGGTTGACCGGGGAATTCCGTCCTGGCTGTTTTGAAACACCGCTTATTTCTCGCGACATCACCAAGGCCAACTGCCTCGCCCTTTTGGAGGGCGCAGGAATTGAGCAGCCGCGCACCTATGCGATGGGATTCCCGAACGCGAATTGCCTTCAGTTCGGTTGTGTGAAGGCGCAGTCACCCCGCTATTGGGCGCTGTTCCGCCAGCAATTTCCCGACAGGTTTGAGCGGACTGCGGTCCTCGCGCGAGAGCTAGGTGTCAAACTGGCGCAGATGGGTGAAGAGAAAGGCAAAAATGGGGAACGGATCGTCATTCGCGGCTTCATTGACGACATTCCGGAAGACTTCCCGACTACGGATGCAATCGCGCCCACTTGTGACCTTTTGTGCTCCATTAACGCACAAGATTTATCCGATGCCTAAGCAACCCATACCAGCCAAGGGCTTCACGGAATGCCATGGACGCAGACCCTCAGGCTTTGCGCGTCTAAGCCCTGAGACAAAGGTATATGCCCAGATACGTGGAGGTAACGGCACACGCGGATGGGTAGACCCTGTGCCATGGAAGCTGGAGCGCATACGCTGGACACATGACGGATCGGCGGGCGATGTTGTGGGAGTTCGGTTGGTGGAATAAAATGTTCTTGCAAAGGTGCTGACATTATGTCAGACAATGGTTGTGGAAATTGGTCCACTGGAGAAAACGAAATGAAATTCAAGGTTGAGAAAAATATTCCGTTACCTGGACGAGCGGGGCGGATGCCTAAGTATCCTTGGAAGGCTCTTGAGGTCGGCGATAGTTTCTTGGTGCCGAGCGAAGAAGTTCCGAAAAGTGGGCAGGGCACAATCTCTAATTGCGCAAATGCGGCTTTGGGTGCGGGTAATTTTCGAACAGCCAAAGTTGATGGCGGTGTTCGAGTCTGGCGCTTGGCATGACCAACGCTGAATTCGAGAGTGCGCGCCACACGCTGAAGATGACAAAGCCCGAAATGGCGGCTGCGCTTGGGCTTGGCAAAAACGGATGGCGCACAATCCTTCGCATTGAGCAAGGCGCAAACATCACAGGGCCGATGGCTTTGGCGGTGCAAAAGCTTCTCGATGATGCTGGCAAAGGCAACTGACATGATCACCCGCGTAACAACCCAGAACGGCCAGGTTCTAGGCGAGTGGGAAACCCAGCACCCTATCCGGGCTGGCGAGGTTATCACCGATGGCGGGCAGGAATACGAAGCCATGTTCTATCAGGGCGGTGGTTTGATTGTGAGGGAGTGTAAGTGATGGATGAGCGAGAGGCTATTGTGGCTTGGCGGAGGCCTCGCACCACAAAGCCCACCACTTCCACCACTGCGCAGCCCGTGACGAGCATATGCGCCTAGAACGCGCCAGAAGGATGGCAAGAGCGGCAGTCAGGAGTGTTAGGCATGGGTGAGCTACTGAAGCTGGTTGATCGTGTTGAGGCGCTTGAGGCGCCTGATCGTGGTATTGATTGGGAGATACATTGCCGTGATGGCCTTGATGGAGTTGGAATGTATGGCGATCACCCAACCTACACCGCCAGCATCGACGCAGCCATGACGCTTGTGCCAGAGGGGATGCGGGTAAATCTAAGCGAGTGGGATGATGAAGAACACCTGAGGCGCGCGGGACCTTGGCAGTGCATACTTTCGGTCGCTGGGACATGCCACGCCAACCCATTTGATGCACGTTGCGATCATGCCGCCACTCCCGCGCTAGCCCTAACCGCAGCAGCCCTGAGAGCCCGCCATGACTAAAACAAGCGACCAAGAGGTGAACCAGGCGGATCGTGAGGCAATGACATGTATTGAGAACAAGTTCATGGATGCTGTTTGGGATGCACTGAAAACGAGAACGAACGATTTGCGGAGGCAGCAGAGGATTCTTAGCGCTTTTCGGTTGGCAACGGCCTCACTCAATAATCTAAGGCAGAATGCCCCGGAGACACCCAATGACTGACGCAGAGACAGAGCGCGCGGCAATCGAATTGCTTGGGAGTGTTTCAAGCGGAATGGCCGACATCATGCGCCTTACGAAATACAAGCGCGTCTGCGTAACCCTGAATACTGACGGCGGGTGGCAGATCGAATACAGCACAGAAGCGACCCCGGAGAATAGCCATGAGCAATAAGATCGACTGGACTAAGCCGCTGGAGGCGTATCATCCTGATGGGAGGGTTGTGGAGGTGGAATTGGAAAAAGGCGTCACCGGACCTAATGAAGACGGGGATTGGGAAATTGACGGTTTCGAAATAGACGAGCATTTTTTTGGTTCTGACGGGGATGGAGTTAACTGGCGCATCCGCAACCGCACCACAAAGCCCGCCAATTCGCCTTCGCCGGAGTTGGTGGAGCGGATGGTGGCATATTGCCGCATTCGTGCATTTGATGGAAGCAGGGAGGCGAAAGAAATTATGGCAGAACTAGAGCAGGTCGATCCTGACTTGGAGTTGGCGCGGGAGGTATGCGCGGCGAACAGCAGGCACGGCGGAAGCAATTACATTGGCGGCGATTACGATGACTGTTTCGCAATGCAATGCATTATGGCCGCAATCAAGCGCGTTCGAGCAGAAGGGGCGGGGGGATGAGTGAGGAACCGAGAAACGTGGCTTATTGCAGCCTAGATAGCTTCGACAAACTGATGGAGAGAGTTCCGATAGACACTGATTCGAGGCTGTCTCAATTTCTTGGTCTGAACGTGGTTTCAACACCATTCATGCCGAACGGGATTGTTCGGGTGGTTCATGCTGACGGTCGCGTCCAGATCATCAAAATCGAGCCTTCGGAATACTACGACTAACCCCCTTCCCTTTCAGCCGCAAAGAGGTTACATGAGGGGTATGGCTAGGCCGACTGACTATAAACAAGAATATGCCAAGCAAGCGATGAAGCTTGCGGAACTCGGTGCAACAGATCAGGAGGTGGCAGACTTCTTCGACATTGATGTGCGAACTGTGTATCGCTGGAAGCATGATCAAGAAGAGTTTTGTCAGGCCTTAAAAGCTGGTAAGGACGTCGCAGACGATCGGGTGGAGCGCAGCCTCTACCAGAAAGCTATCGGTTACGAGCAGGAAGAGGTGAAGATATTCATGCCTCAAGGTCGCGAAGAACCTGTCTACGCGCCTTTCCGCGCCAAGGTGGCGCCAGATACCACGGCGGCTATTTTCTGGCTCAAGAACCGACGCAGCCAAGACTGGCGGGACAAGCAGGAAGTTGAGCATAGCGGCGAAATGGCGGTTACGACCAAAGAGCAGCGCGATGCAGCCGTAGCAGCTGCCATTCGTGCAGATGGCTAGCACTCCTGCGCTTACTGCCGAGGACTATGCCTTTTCCCGGCTTATCGCGTATGCCGCTTATCAGTGGCCAAACTACAAAGATGCACCTCACCATAGGCTTATCGCGCGTCATCTAGAGGCGGTCGAGCGTGGTGACATTAAGCGTTTGATGATCACCATGCCTCCGCGTCATGGTAAATCCATGCTGGCCTCCGAGTTCTTCCCTGCATGGTATATGGGCCGCAATCCCGATCACTACGTCGTCACAGCAACCTATGCGCAGGAACTGGCCGATGACTTCGGGCGCAAGGTAAAGAACCAGATCGAGGATGAAGCCTATGCGGCTATATTCCCCGGTGTTGGGCTGGCTGACGATTCCAAGAGTGCCAAGCGTTTCCACATCGAAGGAAAAACTGGCGGGTTCGAACATGCCACCAAGCAACGGGGCGCGTTCTATGCCGTTGGTGTCGGTGGCCCGCTGACAGGCCGCGGCGCCCACCTGTTGCTGATCGATGACCCGGTTAAAAACCGCGAAGACGCCGACAGTGAGATCATGCGGCGCAAGATCCGCGACTGGTACACCTCGACAGCCTACACACGTCTGATGCCCGGTGGCCGCGTGGTTATCATCCAGACTCGCTGGCACGAGGCAGACCTTGCTGGCTGGTTACTTGAAGAGCACAAACACGAAGGCTGGACGGTTCTCGACCTTCCCGCGATCAATGACGATGGCGAGGCGTTGTGGCCTGAGCAGTATCCTGTCGAAGACCTGCAGCGGATCCAGCGCGCATTGCCTCCGCGTGACTGGTCTGCGCTCTACATGCAGCGCCCCGCACCCGACACAGGTGATTACTTCAAGCGTGAATGGATCATCGAGACGGATACCACCCCCCCGCGCGAAACCATGCAGATATTCGGTGCGTCCGATTATGCCGTGACAGCAGATGGCGGCGACTACACCGTGCATGTCGTGATGGGCATCGATCACACCGGACGCTTGTGGCTGCTGGATCTATGGCGGCAACAGGCATCGTCTGACGTGTGGGTGGATAGCCTGTGTGCTCTGGTGCGCCAGTGGAAGCCTATCGGATGGGCAGAGGAAACGGGACAGATCAAGTCAGGCGTCGGCCCGTTCCTTGTTAAGCGCATGCTTGAGACTGAAGCCTACGTAGCCCGCGAGCAATTCCCGACGCGGGGAGACAAGGCGGTGAGGGCGCAGTCCATCCGTGGCCGCATGGCTATGCAGGGGCTGCATGTGCCTAGAGGCGCGCCGTGGCTGCCTGCATTGATCAGCGAGATGATGTCGTTCCCGGTTGGCAGCCATGACGACCAATGCGTTGTCCCGGAAACTTTGGTGGCTACTCCAGATGGAGACAGGCGGATAATTGACATACAGCGTGGAGATTACGTCTTCACCCCGGCAGGGCCACGAGAGGTTCTAGAGTCTCGCGTGACCACTTGTTCTGCAAAAACTGTCAGGGTTAAATTCTCCAATGGGGCGCATGTTGATTGCACGCCCAATCATCCTGTTTTTGTTTCGGGAAGGGGCTTTGTTCGAGCGGACACTTTGGGTATAGGAGATGCTGTCGAAGTTATTGGAGCGAGGCTATGCGTAAGGGATCTACAAAGGGTGAAGTGGTGGAATATCGGGGCAATCGATACCGCCGATACCCGAACAGCAAAAACCGCACTCATTCCCGCTATTTTTATGCAACTGAGCCGAGGCGTGGCTTCTTGCATCGCCATGTTTGGGAGGATGAGCGCGGGGTTATCCCGGAAGGCTGCGAAATTCATCACATCGATGAAGACACGACGAACAATGCGATTTCCAATCTTCAGTGCCTTACCCGCGCTGAGCACCGCAAGTGCCACCCTTTGCGGGGCAGCGCCATGGAGGACCAGTGCCGGCACCTTTCTAAAATCCGACATCTTGCCGCAGAGTGGCATGGTTCAGACGAGGGCAGAAAATGGCACGCCGAGAATGGAAGGCAGTCGTGGGCCAATCGCCGCTCTTGGGCTCAGGTTTGCGAAGAATGCAGCCAAGAATATCAAGCGTATTTTGAGCGGTCGCGATTCTGCTGTCGTGCATGTGCTCAGCGTAACAGAGCAAAGCGGGCTAAGGCCGGTCTGTAATCTGACGGTTAAAGGCGAGCACGTTTATTACGCCAACGGTATACTGACACATAATTGCGACGCTCTGGGCCTAGCCGGTCAGCTCATTGCAAAAATGGATTTTGGTGCTACACCTGAAGACGCTAAACCGAAACCGGGAGCGCCGCCGCGTGTTGTTGCAGATGGCGTCATTGCTCCACCATTGAGGGCACAGCGTAAGTGGTAAACGATCCCAAGCAATTCGCGGGTGATGACAAGCAGCAGCGCGACAAGGCTTCACAGCCTATTCTCGACTCCCTTCAGGGCGCGCGGGATACGTTCGAGAACTGGGACACCACATGCAAGGTTATCGATGACCTGTATTCGCGCGAAGGCTATCACTACAACCAGTTGATGGAAGCCTATGGTGGTGCCGACTGGCAGGATTCGCAGATGGACCTGTTCTGGTCGTCTTCGGAAGTGCTGAAGCCCGCTATCTATGCGAAGCCGCCTATCCCTGCCGTATCTCCCATCTTCAAGGATGGCAGCCCGGTCAAGATCACCACTGCCGAGATGCTTGAGCGCACGGCGATCTCCACGTTCAAGAACAGTGGCATCGATGAGGTTATGTATGGCGTCCGCGATGACCTGATATTCACCAATCGCGGGGTGATGTGGCTGCGGTACGAGGACGACAACGGCAAACGGGTGTGCTTTGATCATCTGGACCGTGACGACTTCCTGCATGAGCCGACGCGCAAGTGGTCGCAGGTTGGCTGGGTTGCTGGCGGGTTCTGGATGAGCCGCGACGAGATCAAGAAGCGGTTTACGCGCATGTCCGACAGGCAGCTTGATCAGATCAAGTTCACAGACAAGCGCGACAAGAACTCTGCGGGCCGTGAATCGCTGGAAAGCAAGGCCAAGGTATGGGAGGTCTGGCACCGCGCGAACAACCGCGTGTATTGGGTAACGGAAGGGCTGGACGTTTACCTTGACGACAGCGAGCCGCACCTGAAGCTTGAGGGCTTCTTCCCCTGTCCCAAGCCTGCCTATGGCACACTGAAGCGCCGCACGCTTATCCCTGTGCCCGATTTCGAGCGTTATGCTTCGATGTTTGCCCAGATCAATCGCCTGACGGGCCGCATTTACCTGCTTCTCGATCAGGTGAAGATGAAGGGCCTTATTCCTGGGGGTGGGGATATAGGCGAGGCCATTGAACGGCTGATGTCCGAGAATGACGATCAGCTATTGATTGCCGTACCGGGAGCCGCGCTGATGGAAGGCGGGGCCATGGTTGTCTGGCTCCCCATGCAGGAGCTTGCAGCGGCTATTACGGGCCTGATCGATGCACGCCGTCAGTTGATAGACGACTTCTACCAGCTTTCCGGCATATCGGACATCATGCGCGGGGCTACCGAGGCAGAGGAAACCTTGGGCGCGCAGCAGATGAAGGCGCAATACGGTTCCGTTCGGGTTCGCTGCAAGATCGATGAGCTTCAGAGGCTGGCGGCTGATGCCGTTAAGATAGCTTCCGAGATTATTGCGGAAGAGTTCGACGCAAAGACGCTGCAAGAGATGTCGCAGATGGAATTGCCGACGCGGGCAGACATCAAGAAGCGCATTAAGCAAATCGAGGACGCTGCGGAGGAAGAGTTAAACGCTCTTGAGCAGCAGGCAAGCGAGATGCAGGGGCAGGTCGAAGATCCGCAGCAAGCGGAGCAGATGTTCCAGCAACAGCAGCAGGCTATCATCGGCAAATATGGCCCGATGTTGGAGGAAGCTGAAAACCTCGTCCCGATTGATGACGTGGTCGACCTGTTGCGGGACGACAAGGCGCGCTCGTTTGCTTTCGAGATCGAAACCGACAGCACCATTCTCACCGATGAACTGGCCGAGAAACAGGCGCGGGCCGATTTTATCACGGCATTCAATGGCGCAACGCAGGGCCTTATGTCGATTGCCAGCATGGGCGAGGCAGGGGCTAAACTTGCGGGCGAGATGCTGAAGTTCAGCTTGGCTCCCTATCGCGTCGGCAGGCAGATGAACTCCGCGATTGACGAGTTCGTGAAACAGGCACCGTCCATGATTGCCAGCCAACAGGGTGAGGGTGATCAGGAAGGCGTCGCGGCACTGGCTGAGGCTGAGATGCAGAAGGCTCAAGCGCAGATGGCCAAGGTCGAAGCTGATAGCGCGCTCAAGCAGGCTGAAAACCAGCGCAAGTTTGCCGAGTTGCAGGTCAAGGCACAGAAGGATCAGGCGGATGCAGCGGCCAAGATGGCCAAACTGGAGCAGGACGCCAACGCCAACGCAATCAAGGCGCAGGAAGCTATGGCCAAGGTAGATCTGCTACGGGCGCAGACCATGAAGGCAATGGCTGAGGCCGGTATTGCTATCGACACGGCGCAACTGGACGAGTTCAAGTCTCTTGCGGACATCGACATCAAGCAAAGCCAGGAGCAGCGCGCTATCGTGAACGACCAGCGCCAAGCAGAGCGTGCCGACCGGCAGGAAGTGCGCGAAGTGATGTCACCGCCTGAAGAACGGGAGTTTCCGGAATGAACGGATTTCCTGTTTCTGTGATTGACGAAGGCGGAATTGCTGTAACTGCCGTCGATAGCGGCGCACCTTTGGCTAGCGTCGTATCCGATGGCGGGCTGGCCATAACTCTGGTTGATGAGGGTGGTATTCCCTTGGTTCTTGAAGAGGAAGTATAATGGCAGATGCAACAAGACTGATGGGGTTGGGTGTTGATGGCCCTACCGCTGTTGAAATGGCAGCGCAGATCGAAGCGCAGGTAGGTGATGCCGACCGGCTGAAGGAGTCTGGCGTGGTTCCTGAACTGGCGACCGAACTTGCGGCCCAGATCGACGCTGCGGGCACTACGAACGCGCCTAAGCTGGTCGCGCATAGCATGATCCCGAATGTGGCGGTTGAGATCGTGGCGCAGATCGAGGCGGACCGCGCTGAATAGCTTGTGACGGGGATTAGGAGAAACGAATATGGCCGATATTGAAAAGATCCGCGAAGGCACGGTGTCCGACGCCGAAAAGAAACTGGCAAGCCTGTCGGATGCCGAATTGAAACAGCTTCAGGAAGACGAGAAGGGCGACAAGGCGCGTACCACACTGCTTGAGGCTATCGAGGCCGAGCAAGACAAGCGCGGTGATACTGTCGAGGAAACAGTTAGCGCCGCACACAAGCGTGGGCGTGAAGCTTTCCGCCATGGCATCCCGCGCGACAGCAGCCCTTATCTCGACAAGGAGCGCGATGACTGGCAGGCTGGTTGGGATTTCCAGAAGGATTCCTGATGCCACTGTATGACTTCACTTGCCAGGATGGCCACCGCTTCGAACGGTTCGTCAAACTGGAAAACTTCGGGGAGCGGCAGGATTGCGATTGCGGTTCTGTTGCTTCCCGCATTCCCTGCGCCCCCATGGTGGTTTCGGACTGCATAGAGCCGCGTTATGGGGCTGATGGCAAGTTGCATGACAGCCTATCATCCTATCGCCATTCACTTACGCCTGAAGGCAACGCGAAGGGCGAGCGGTATTTCGAGCTTGGCAGCAATGAATCGATGCCTGAAGTCAAGCCGAAGGAATCGACCGAAGAAAGCCGCCGCGATTCCATCAAGAAGGCCATTGCCGATGTAAAGGCAGGCCGTGTTCCACCTCAACCAGTGACGGGGATTCCAGCATGACCGATCTAGACGTTTCAACCAGCCTAGAGCCTATCGAAAGCTCCGACATCAGTGGAGGCGGTCAGCCGCACATTCCCGCTGATGAGCCCGCTGCTGTCGAGGAACAGGAAAAGCCTAAAACGGTGCGCGATGCCGTATCGAAGGCCCTGAAGGACAGCAGCAAGGAAGAAACCAAGGATGACGCCGACACCGCCAAGGGAGCCGAGGGGGACAAAGATGGCGAGGCCAAAGGAAAGGCGCTCGAAGCCGATAAAGCCGACGCCAAACCCAAGGAAGAGACAAAGGCCGAACTGAAGGCGGAAGATAAGCCCGAGGCCAAGGCAGAGCCCAAGGCTGAGACGGAAGACAAGCCGGGTCATTATCAGGCCCCAAAGAAGTTTCTGCCCGACGCGCAGGAAAAGTGGCTCAATGTGCCGCGCCCCGTCCAGCGCGACATCGACAATATGACGCGCGAGCATGAAGCCGAAGTGACAAAACTTCGCGAGGCTACGGAGCGGTATGAGAGCATTCGCCAATTCGATGAACTGGCGCGCAGCAACGGGCGCGAACTGACTAAAAGCCTGACAAAGCTTAACGAGATCGAAAACCTGATGGAGTCGAACCCCTACGCGGGTTTGAACATGATCCTTCAGGAGATTGGTCCGCGCAAGCCGGATGGTTCGGCTATTTCGCTCTATGACGTGGCGCAATATGTCGCCCAGCAAGGCCCTGAAAAGTGGCAGCAGATGGTGGCGCAGCGTCCGCAACAGCAGGAGCGGTCTAACCCTGAGGTCGAGCAGTTGAAGCAGCAGATCGCGCAGATGCAGGTCCAGCAGACCACACAGTCTGTAGTCGAGCCATTCAAGGCGCAGCATCCCCGTTTCGATGAATTGCGGGATGATATTGCAATGTTTCTCAATTCTGGTAGGATACCAACCAGCTTGAGCGCGCCTGACCGTCTGGCAGTGGCTTATGACATGGCTGAGAGGCTTAATCCTCCTTCCAATGTCGAGCAGCCCGCCACACAGGCAAGCCCTGACGTAGACAGCCGTGTTGATTCCTCCAACGGCAGCAAATCCATCAAGTCCGCGCCGGGTTCTGTTTCTGCTGAGATCGAGCCTAAACGCGGTGGTTCAATCGACAGCATTCTCAAACGCAATATGCGCGCTTCGAGAATGGCAGGCTAAAGGTTCAGGAAAATGCCTATCAATCCCGTAAGAAACTACGGTCAGGCGCTGACGATGAGCGTTGCAGAACGTTCGTCGGAGGTTCGGGACATCGTTTACGATTCCACCCCGCTGACCAGGATCCTCAAAGATGAGGATCGTATTCAAACCAAGAGCGCGAGCGGGCCGGAACTCCGTATCCCGGTCGAGTTCGACAAGTTGCAGGCACAGTGGTTCACTGGCTACGACAAGATCGCAATTACCCCGAAGGAACTGCTGAACTCGGCAGTATTCAACTGGGCACGTGTCGTGGCTCCGTTCTCGCTGAACGGCACGGAAATGCTCTTCAACCAGAATGAAGCGGAAATCATCGATCTGATGAGCTTCTACATCTCGGCTGCGGAGAAATCGGCCAAGGAAGCTTTCGAGCTTGGCATGGTATCGGACGGCACCGCCGATGGGGGTCGCCAGATGATCGGTTTCGGCGGGTCCATCCCGACCACTCCGAACACCGGCACCTATGGTGGTATCAGCCGTGCCGATGTCACCGAATGGCGTCCGTCGTTCTTCGATATCTCCGATGGCGATGTCACCGGCTACACCACGTGGGACAGCACCACGGCACGCGGCATTATCTCGAAGATCACGCTGGACCGTTCGCGCGGTAACATGCGTCCCGATCTCTGGATTTTCTCAAGCGATATGTGGCAGGCAGTCGAGGCCTCGTTCGTGGCGCACCAGCGTCTCGGCTCGGAGCGTTCGGCCCGTCTCGGTTATGCGGGCCTTACCTACATGACTGGCGCTGGTCCGGTTGATCTGGTTGCAGCAGGCGGTATCGGCAACGTCATGCCCGCGAATACCGCATTCGGCATCGATACGTCTTCGATGTCCATCTACGAGTTCCCAGGTCAGTCGTTTGTTCCGTTCCATCCCGGCGACGGCATGCGCCCTGTCAATCAGGACGCCATGGCGCAGGGTATCGTGTGGACGGGTCAGGCGGTTGTCGAGAACCCACTTTCGATGGTCAGGCTCCAGGTATAATCTGGGCACATAAGGAGAATTGAAATGCCAGCTGCACAACCTTTCCGTGTCAATGCCAGCCTTGGCCCTGATCTTACCCAGGTCGTCAAGGACGGTGTTGCATGGTACGACAACGGTATCGGAAGCCCACAGCTTGGTGATACCGCACTTTCCAGCGATGGCCGCAAGGCTGTCTGGGTGGAGGCTTCGGCCACTATCACTGTAGCCGCAGCGCCAGGCACACAAGTAGCCCTGACTGTGGCGGGTGATGGTAACATTACCGCAGCCGCAGGCGCTGGGGGCTTCTATGCTCCGAATACGGGCGATTACACCGGCACGATTGTAGCCGGGGATCGCTTCTGGGCACTTGACGGTACTGCCCCTTAATGAATCTGGCGGGGTGGCGCATTACGTGCTACCCCGTCTTTTCCTTTAACAATCGGAGAAAGTTGCCATGGTCGTCACAATCGATGAGCGGGAACTTAGCGTCACGCCCTTTTTCAAGTATGAAACCGTCGAGAACGTGCCGAAGTCGGAAGCGGCTGGCCACCCCGTCATGGAAACGCGCGAACTGGTTGAGGTTCGCATGGCTGGCAACAAGCATTATTCCCCGGTGTTTCGCGCTACGGACTTCTACCGGCGCGAAGGCAACCGGATTATCACCTATGCCGAACGCTGGGCTGACCAGTACCGTGCCTTCAAGGAAGGTAACGCGCAGGACGCTGTAGGCACCCCGCTTGAGATGCTGAAAGCGCATGGCATCAAGCCTTCGGAAATCTCGCTGTGCCGCGCGCTGAAGATCTACTCGGTCGAGGCGCTTTATGGCATGGAAGGCCCCGCCCTCAAGTCGCTTGGCATGAAGGCCAACGAACTGAAGGAAGCCGCCCGCTCCTACATGGCTTCACAGCGTGGCAATCTCGACAGCATGAGTGAAGTCGAGGCGTTGAAGGCTCGTATTGCCGAACTGGAAGCCGCTGGAACGAAGGTCGAAGTTCCTGCGCAGGAAGCCTCACCCGAAGAAATCGAACAAGCCGTGCAGGAATCGGATGCAGAGTTCGCCAGTATGTCGGACGAAGCAATTAAAGCCGAGATCGGCCAGCTTGCCGGTTCGAAGCCGCGCGGAACACCTTCGCGGGCTACGCTTGAAAACTCCCTGCGCGAACTGCGCGAAGCAAAGGCTGCCTAAATGACGGTGCTTGCGGCTCTCCAGAAGGCCTCTATACGGCTGGTTGGCCGCAAGCCCCAGACGTTCTTCGGCGCATCCCCCTCTCAGCAATTCGAGCTTGAGATGTGCGACCTTGTTAACGAGGTAGCACAGGACATCGCGCAATATCAGGATTGGCAGGAGTTAATCAGGCTCAACACGATTGCAGGCGATGGCACTGCAACCGAGTTCGATCTACCTGAAGATTACAGCCGCTTTCCGATCAAGGCTGCGGTGCAGGACTATACCAATTGGGCATGGGGTTATTACCACTACACCGATCTGGATACATTTCTGTTCGATGAGGCGAGCGACTTCAACGCGCTTCCCGGTGGCTGGATTATTTACGGCAACGTCATGCGGTTTTCTCCTGTTCCCGGCGAAGGGGATCAGGCCCGCTTTCCGTATATCACGAAGAACATCGTGCGCTCGTTCTCGACGGCCACGAAAGAAGAGTTCACCGCAGACGACGATAGTTTCCTTCTGCCCGAACGCCTGTTGACGCTTGGTGTTGTGTGGCGGTGGAGAGAGAATAAGAAGCTGGACGCCTCTGGCGATCAGGAAGCCTTTATCAAGGCGCTTGACGAATATGCCTCGAAGAGCGGAGGCCCGGTAGTCATCCGGCGCAACTCGCGCAGGCATATCCCCGGCACGCATCCCGCGTGGCCATGGGAATTAGGTCAAGGCGCTAATTACTGGCCTGTCGGATAATGGTCTACGCTCGCCGCCAGACGCGGCCCAAGCCGCGACAATCACAAGCCCGCAACTGGCCTGCGCCAATAAGTGGCTGGGTTTCCAATCGCATGTTGTCGGATCCCAAGTCTATCGAGGGACCGGGCGCGGCGGTGCTGGACAACTTCTTTCCGCGTTCGACGGGTGTTGCGCTGCGCAGGGGCAAGTCACGTTATGCCACATTGGTCGATGAAAGCCTGGATGTCGAAGCGCTGTTCACTTACAAGCGCGGCGATGTTGAGCGCATGTTCGCGGCCAATCAAAGCACGATCTACGACGTTTCCGATGTGGTATTTCCGGAGCCTCAGACGCTTGGCGATGACGAAGGGGATATATTCGGGGACGGTGATGGCAATGAGATAGGCTGGAACTCCACCGACGGCCTTGAGGTTGCGGAGGGCTACACGTCCGGAGACTGGTCGGTTATCCAATTCGCCACGACAGGCGGGATTTACCTGATCGGGGTGAATGGAACAGATACTGGGTTTATCTATGATGGCGAGCGGTTCTATCCGAACGTGTTGGGCGGAACGACGCAGGTCAATTACGATGGGTTAACTGAAGATTTCGTCGCGGGTGAGGTTGTAACAGGGGGCACCAGCGGGGCTACCGGAACGCTCTGGCAGCAGAACGCAGCAACCGATACGACCGGACAGCTATTCCTCTACAACGTGACCGGCACATTCGAGGATGACGACGTACTGACCGGCGCAACGGCTGGTGAGGCGGATGCTATCGGTGCGCCTGTGCTTGCCGCACCGGGGGTGGACTTCGGGGATTTTACAAGCGCGGATATGGATTTTGTCTGGTCCTACAAGAACCGGCTCTATTTCACGCAAACGGAAAGCCTGTCCGCATGGTATCTCGATGTCGATAGTATCGGCGGGGAAGCAACCGAGTTCCCGATGGGTGGCA